GTGAATGTTTTTTCAATTTCAAAAAAATTATTTACATTTTTTGCATTTTGCGTTTGATTTTGTGCTTTTGTTCTTGCTTGAACTGTTGCAGCTCTTTTCTTCGCTAGATATTCCGCGCCTCTCCTGCTGTTGCATTTGTGGCAGGCTCCGACCCAGTTGCTTTGATCTGTGGGGTCTGCTCCTCTGTCTTGCTCTATGACATGGTCGATGGTCGTTGCTCGAGCACGCTTGCACCAATGGCACGCGCCGTCCCATTCTGTGAGGAAGGTCTCACGGTTCTTTCTGTAGGACGCGCTGTCTAGGTCTTTACGTCTTGGTGCGTTCATTGTTGGATGCCGTCGCCGTGGCAGTCTGGGCATTCCATCGGGTGATCCATGAAGCCTAGGACGCGCCCTGATCCTGCGCATTGTCCACAGATTAGTGTTCGGGTCTTGAGTAATGTCTCTGATTTTTTCTCAACGTCATTAGTTATTAGTTCTTTATAAGACGCCTGATTATCCGAGTTCGGTTTTTCAGGCGTCGGTGTTTCTTCTTGTCCACGTCTTTTCCACAGCATTTCCACACGGGTGAGGCAGCATTCGTCATAGACGATGATTTCGGAATGCCAGCGTCCCCTCGGGTCTTGGCTTTTTGTGCGTTTGACGAAGCCTGCGTCTTCTAGCTCTTGGAGTGCTTTGAGGATGGCGTCGCGCCCTTCTTGCCCTAGTCGTGACATTTGGAGCGCTGATGTGCGCCAGTTGTCTGGCATGGATAGCAGATAGGCATGGATGCCTCGAGCACGGAACGAGAGTGAGTTGTTCCTGAGGGTCTCGTTCTTGATGATGGTGTAGTTAATATGGGGCCGTTCGGCACGGATGATGGTCATTTTGTAGGGGCTTTCTCTAGTAGTCGGTTTGTAATGGATTGCATGTCTGATGGACGCCAGCAGTAGGCCTCGGCTCCAGCTGCGTCGAGTGTGCGGAGCCAGTTAATTTGTGCTGGGTCTAGGCGTCCGCGTTCTGTTTTAAGTTCGGCGAAGATGAGCCCTTTGTCTGGGTGAGCCATCACGAGGTCGGGGAACCCTGAGTGTCCTTGTATGGCAGTCATCCACTTTCCGCCGACCTGAGACGCTCTGAAGTGTGTTACACGCCATCCGTACATGATCGCTAAGGCGATGACTTTGTTCTGAAACTCTTTCTCGCTGAGGGCGACCATTATCCGTCGCCTTTGATGTCGAGTTCTCGCTTCTCCCACGTCCAGACGTAATACCCGTGGGTGAGTGTGATCCGAGTGTCCCAGGTCATCCAGTCGTTTGAGTAGCGCCTAACGAGTGGGGCGACGTATGAGTTGTATGTCATCTCATAGTTGTATTTGTCCCAGCAATCGCCGACAAACCTGAGGACGATCCTGTTTCCTTTTGGGTAAACCTTGATCTCGTAGTGGTCGTCTTCTGTCATTTGCGCCATCTTGAAGCCTCCTGTGTCATTGCTTTCCAGTCGTCCCGAAAGCGGTCTCGGTCTTGTGTTACGTCGTGCAGCAGGCTCGAATAGCCCTGCAGCACTTCTTGAAGCTGCACGATCTCGGCACTGTGCTGAAGGATCTCCAGTTTGAGATCCTCAATTTCCTGTAGCGCGTTCTTGAGCAGTCGCGCCTGGAAGTTCTCCAGGTCGTGTCGTGCTTTGTCTTGTGCCGGTATTGCGCTGATAAACGCGTTCCAGACTTGGTCGTTGTCACTCATAGAAGGGCTTGTCTTTCTTGTCGTTTGCTGATACTTCGCGCTCGTACATAATCGCTTCAATTAGAAGCGTAGTAATTCCGACGATGATGATGAATGTGATGGCTTTTCCGATGAGCTGCATTAGAACGGATCCTCGAAAGACTCGGCGCGGATGGCGAGTGGGATGACGTTGCCTTTGAGTTCTTGGATTACCTGGGACGCGTCGTAGCTCGTGAAGTTCGGTGGGAAATGTGCTTCAAAACCGAGTTTCTTGGAAAGCGTGCGGATGAGCCCGAGTTGCGCGTCTGATGCTGGCTTATTGGGTGATGCCTGTGGGCGTTGTGTGCCTTCAGGAGCGTCGCTGGGTGTCATGCGTTGTACTTTTGTCATCTCTTCACGAGAGGGGCGTTTAGTGGGGTCTGAGCCTGCCATCCCGAAATTGCTCAACGCGCGCCCCGTCGAGCTCGTTTCACAGTTTTCCATGAAACTCGTGGAGTTGACGCCTTTTTCGGTGTGCTCTTCGTAAGCGTGACCTGTTGAGATCATCTTTTCGCCTTCGTAGAGATCGGTCTTGAAGATGCACCACTTGCCTGGCTCGTAAGCAATGAGCGTCGTGATAACTCGAGGGTCTTCTGCTGCTTCTAGCCATCGCGCCAGTCTGGGCGCTACTGGCTCATAGTTGTCCAAGTTAAATGTCATGTAGGGGCTCTTTCTGTTATTGGGATGATTTAGTTCCCCAGGGTCGCCATCCGTAGAGCTTCCACAGCTCGAGGGAGACCTTGAGGTTTTGGTGTGTTTTGAGCAGGTCGTCTCGGCTGTTGATCCAGCCTCCACGTTTTGCCCAGCCGACATTGCTGCCGTTTATCTGTAGCAGTCCGAACGATCCGCCGTAGGGATCGTTGCGATTAGTGGAATGTTTGCATCTGCTTTCGCGCCACATAATCTTTTTCAGCATTGCTTTCTCCTTCTTGGGCCATCCGATCTGCACGGCCTTGGATGCAAAGTATTCGCATCGGTACGGCAGAGCCTCGGCTTTTGCTGGAGACGGGTTGAGAGCGGCAAGTATGAGCACGGCTGCCGCGAGTCGCCTAATAGCGATCCTTTGATCGAGTGAACATGAGTCCTCCTAAGCAAGAGCTGCTAAGCCCTCTGGGGTTATGGCACAGATCATCTGTGCTGAGCCAGCGGATCCGATCCGCGTCTTTCCTGTGTTGACGATATACCCAGCGGAGCGAAGATCGGAGCATCTTTTCCAGTAGCACCGTGAGCGCCTGATAAGCCCTGATCGGGCTCCTGCTTCTTCATCGGTGAGGTCGTGCAGCTTGTACTCAATGAGTAGAAGCATCGCCTGTGATGTTCGCCTGTGTTTGACGTCTTTAGCGCCTTGGACGCTTGTGGGCTGGTCGGGCTCTCGATGCAATGGTGCATGGAAGAGAGTGCCTGGTTCCCAATCGTCGGGTCGGTTGATTTTGCCTGACATTATTGCCTCCATAGTAGGGATAGAAGGTGACGCTAGAGAAGTTACACGATCGGTGTGACGAAAGTGGGGATCGTCTTTTTCCAGGCTGCGATGATGAGCTGCTTGTTTTGGGCAAACGTCGGTGAGACCTCAATATGGATCCAGTATCCGCCTGGGCCTCCGTTGTTTTCGGCGTCCCATTCTTTCCAGCCTGGAACGCCATCTCGGTTGCAGCGGAAACCGCGTCCGTGTGTTCCCCAGACGTACTGATGGATTTCTTCAATGCCGAGGGCGACGTGGTTGTCGGCGAGCCAGTCGCATATTTCGGTGACGAGTTTCTGGTTGCTTTGTTTGTAGCCAGCGTCAAAAGCGCGTCCTGTGCCGTGTACTGAGAGCATGGTTGATCCGCGCATGGGTCGGTAGGCGTAGATCCCGAGGTTCGTGAAGCCCCATTTGTTGCCGAGAATTTCAAGGAACTTGATTGCGCCTGGGGTGGCTTTGCCTGTTGCGATGGCGTCTTTGTTGCCGGTGTACGGCATGACTTTAGGTTTAGGCGTTGTCATCTTTTTTATCTTTCGGCTTGTCTTTAAGGCCGTTCCCAGCAAGTAGCCCGATGAGCCCACCTGAAAGCGTGAGAAGCATGCTGCTAAGGATGTTTATCTGGGCTGAGTCAAGTTCTGCCATCTGTTGTGGCTGGGTCACAAATAGCAGGCCGTAAAGGATTGTGAACACGGAGCCGACGAAAGATGCCGTTAAGCCACAAGCGACGATCATGACGATCCGCGCTTTTATCTCTTCGTTAGTGAGTCTGTTCTCGGGTTTCTTTAGCATTTTCCGCCTTGTGCATATTGTGGAATGACCGTTGTTGTGGGTGTAT